GTAACAAACAACACTGCGGAGGGCATGCAGAACTACGTGCCTCGCCGACAGCCACTCCCACTGCCCGGCGCGAATGAACCACGCCCCTACAAAGACAAAGCTGAAGCAATCGACGACGCAGTGAACCTGCTCGAAGAGGGTGTCGATAAAGAGAAGATCATCTCCTCCTTCGGAAGAATGGGGATTCCTTGGAAAGACATCGTTGCCCGTGGTCAAGAGCGCAACAGCGAGTTCTTCAGACCTCAAGCAAATGCACCTGTGGCCACGGCTACCGGTCGTGCACCTGCGCCTGAGTTAAAGGCCGCCCCCGAACCCGGCTGGGTTCAAGGTACTGCTAACCTGTTCAAGCGCGTCGATGCCGGTGTTGGCGATGTGGCCACCAGCTATTTGTTGCAGTCGGGTGCTATTGATCCAGAAGGTGCTGGCCAACTTTTGGCCCGTAACGCTAAGCAGCGTGCGGCTGCTGCTCCGTCCGCAGAGATCAAACAAGGGATGGAGGCGATTGGTAATGCCGAAGGGTATGCAGACGCAGCCAAGCAATTGGCACTGAACCCACGTGCAACGTTTACTTTGATGGCCGAGTCGGTGTTGACTTCATTGCCTGCGGCAGCCCCCGCTATGGTGTTGGGCCCTGCTGGGTTTGTTACCCGATCTGTCGCTGGGGGCGCAACCTCTGGCGGTATGGAGTATGGCTCTGTGATGGCCGACGTGCTCCAAGACAAACGTGTTGACCTGCTCAACCCTAACGCTGTTGCTAAGGCGTTGAGTGACCCCCAGATCATTGCTGAGATCAAAGACAAAGCCGCCAAGCGCGGATTGATTATCGGTATTGTTGATGGTCTAAGCATGGGTATTGCAGGGCGTTTCCTAAGACCCGCGCAGGCGTTGATCGCTGAGGGTAAATTGGCTGGTGCTGCGGCTAAGAAAGCTACTGTAGCTGCATGGGGTAAAGAGTTGGCCACCCAAATGGCTGGCGGTGCTGGCGGTGAGTTTGCCGCACAAAAAGCCACGGGTGAAAACAAGCCCGCCGACGTGCTCTTGGAAGCTTTGGCCGAAGGTGTTACCGCACCCTTGGAAGCACGTGCCAACTTGCGCGAAGCCGCTGAACTGGAACAACGAGCCCGAGTCCCTAGCGCAGCCGACTATGAAGAGTTGGCCAAAGGGAAGGGGTTCCTGCGGCCAGAAGCTAAACCCGCTGAGTCCACCGACTTGGGAGACCTTGGGCAAGTTCGTCCCGGGGATGATTTAACTACTCCTATCAAGACACCTGTAAGCGCCGCACCGGTGGAAGGCGGGGAAGAGCAAGCCGCCACAGAAGCTGCTACCGACGAAGCGGTGACCGAAGCCAAGATTGCGGAAGAGACTGAGCGTCTGAAACAAAAAGGGTACACAGCGAACAACGCCAAACGGATTGCGACGGCGAAGGTCCGTCGTGAGGAAATTGAAAACAAGCCAAAGAGCACCATCATTGATACCACTGGTCAACTGCCGACCAAGATTGGTGAGTGGCCCGACGCTGCGTTGGCGGCTACGCTTGATTTCCAAATGCAAAAGCCAGAGGGTTCGCGTAATCAGCCCTTGATCGCAGCACTTCAAACGGAGATAGACAGACGTGCGCAGGACAAAGGAGCAGCAGATGTTGGACAACCTATCAGTGAAGCAGGTGGAGTTAGCACTGAGTTGGCTGGGGAGCCTAGTCAAGAGCAGCCCGCCGGAGGAGCTGGAGAATCTGCAACCGATGGAGTGGTTCCTGCTGGAGAGAATGTTGTACCTACTGGAGAAGGAAAAACAGTCGAGCCCCCTGCATTAGAGCTCGATTCCAGAGAGGCTTACGCCCAACGCACACAAGACGACCCGAACGCCCCTCCCTATGAGGACACAGACGCACGGGTGAACCGTGTTGCCGACCGTTACGAACAAGCCGGTATGCCTGAGAAGGCTGCGGAAGCGCGTGATTCCTTGACGAAGATGCGCCCCAACTACATGAGCACGGCAGAGCGTGAGGAGCAACAAGCCCAAGAATTAGCGCAGCAAGAAGAAGCCGCGACGGAAGAAGCTGCCCCCGTTGTCGAGGGAGAACAACCTAAAGGCAAACGTGGCCGCAAAGCACTGTCGCCAGAAGAGCGTGCTGCTAAAGAAGCAGAGCGCAAGGTATATCGTGCCGAGTACACCAAGGCCGAACGTAACTTCAGCCAAGGCAAAAACAACGTAGTTGAGCAGCTAGACCGCGCCAACCAACCATTGGATGAAGGTGAGTTTGCAAACGAAGACGAGCTCGAACAAGCTCAAGAAGACAAGCGCGCCGAAAAAGCCGACGCCATCAAACGCCTGCTTGAGATTGAGCAAAAGTTCCGTGGGTCTGCGCTCGGCAAACGTGCCAAAGCTTTGCTTGATGACCGCAACAAAATCACCCAGCAAGAGTTGGATAAGGTCAAGCGTGGTATCGAGATTCGCAAGAAGACCGACCTCAACGACCTGCGTGGTGTGTCGGAAAAAGGCTCCAGCATCTTGGCTAGCCGTGCCGCATCTGAGAAGGTTAACCCCGGACTGAGCGATGTTACGAACGGTGCGCAGGCTATTACGCAAATCCTCAAGACAGGTAACGCGTTCCAAAAGTTCTTGGCCAAGCGTATTCGCTCTGCGGTAGCGGGGGTCAAAGTTGTCGTCATCGAAAAGGGTGACCCACTGCCCGAAGCACTTAAAACAGGCCGCAATGCTGAGGCTTGGGAACGCGCACGTGGCGTATATTCCACCGGTGCAAATACAGTTTATTTGCGTGGCGCTAGTTTTGGTGCGGACCATGGCATTAGCAATGTAACGGCACTGCATGAACTTTTGCATGCAGCAACCAACCAAAAAATCAAGCTTGGTATTTTGGCCAACAATCGTGGGTTTGACGTTGATTCAAAGGTTGCTAGGTTCACTGAAGAACTTAACACAATGATGATTAACGCTCAGTTGAACTACGAGTATTTGCTTGAAAGAGGAGCAATTTCTCCCGAGCTGCAACGCATCGTAGAGGCTACTCGTGATGTAGACGAAGAGACTGGCGAAGTTAGCTACGAAGTTTTTGAGCTGCCCCAAGAGTTCTTGGCGTACGGCATGACCGACCCAGAATTCCAAAAGTTCTTGAACCGTATTCCCGGTAGACGCACCGACGAGTCTGCGTTCACTCGCTTTGTAAAAGACATTTTGGAGTTGTTCAACCTCGGTGTTGACAAGTTCACGGCGCTGTCCGATCTGATTGATGTCACAGACAACCTTTTGTCCGCTAAGAAAACATCCACCATGAAGTTGGTGGAAGAGGGCATGCCCAACGACTTGTCCGCGCAGCGCAAACAAAAGCGAGATGCTGACGATCTGCGTCAGACCTACGACAAGGTAAAAGAAATCTTTGAGAAATCTGCTGCGTCTACTCAGTTCAAGAACCGTGGTATCAAGCAACGTGCGTTGGAAAAGATGAACCCCCAAGAGATGATGGAGTGGGTGAAGTCTTTCTGGCCAAAGGCTACCAAAGCACAACGAGAAGTCATGGCTCGCCTGCCCTCCATTGAGTTCCTCGGTGATTGGGTGAAAGAGCTTGGACTGCCGCAAATTTCTGAAGCTGCGGATTTGATGACCGAGCAGATCGGTGCACAAAAAGTTTTGGCCGAGAACACCGAGCAAGTGATCTACCAACTCAAACGTGCGTTCAAAGCTGACCCTTCGCTGCAAGACAAGTTAACACGTGTAGTCTATGAATCCACCGGCGTTGAAGTAGACCCGTCTGACCCTAACGCAGCCGAGCGTATAGCCGAGCTGGATGCGAAGTATCAAGCGCTTGGCCCCGAAGGGCAGGCGATGTACAAGTTGGTGAAAGAGCACTACGAGGATAGGGGCGACCTGTATCTTCAGTTGCTTGAAGACAACTTGAACAATCTGCCAAATCTTGACGAAGACTCCAAGAAAAACCTGCTTGCTGTTTTGCGTAAGAACTATGAGGCTGGTGAGCGCATCCGTCCGTACTTCCCCTTCGTGCGTGACGAGGGCGATTATTGGTTGTCAATCGGCAAGGGCGACGATAAAGAGTTCTACATCTACGAGAACATGGGTGATAGAGATGCGGACCGTAGACGCATCATGCGTGAGCGTGGTATCTCTGAAGATGACACCCAGATCGGCGACAGCATCGACAGCCTGCGCCAAGATGCCTACGAAGCCAGCGCACTGCTGCGTGCAGTGTTCGACGCAATCGACAAAGCACCGACGCAAGTTAACGAGACCGACGCTGATGCTGCACGCTTTAAGGACGGGTTGAAAGACTCCGTGTACCAAGCGTACTTGAACGTGATGCCCGAAAGAAGTTTCCGTGGCATGTTCAGACACCGCAAGGGTCGTGCTGGTTATCGCACTGATTTGATTCAGAACATCGCCACAACCGACGGCAAGATGAACACTCAGTTGGCTCGTCTTGAGTACGCACAGCGTATCCGCAACACCGTGGATTCAGCGCAATCGGCAATCGAAGGACGCCCCGAGCTTCAACCGTTTGTGGATGAACTGCGTCGTCGTGTAAACAACTTCTTGTCACCCGATCCTTTTGGTTGGCAAGATGCAATCGCTGGCGTGATGGGCCGCATCGGTTTCATTTACATGCTTGCTGGCCCTTCGTTGCCGTTGCTGCAACCGTTGGCTTTGGCTTCTTCCGGTATGGCTATTTTGTGGGGTAACTACAAAACTAACCCCGCCACGGCAAGCGGTGCGCTCTTGCGTGCGTTTGCAGATATTCCAGCCTACGGCGTCACTACTACTTTGTCTGATGGAACGACTCGCTATCAGTGGCCTTCTATTGTCAACAGCAAAGTATTGACTGGAGATGAGTTGCAAGCGGTGCGAGATTTGGCACAGAGCGGCATGCACGAATCGACATTGGCCCGAGACGTTTGGAACTACGCTAGTAAGCCTACAAGTGCTTTCGTAAAACAGCCGGGCAAAGAAGTCGAGTACTACGCCAACAAGACTATGCAAGGTCTCGATACCGTTGTTGGTAGCCCATTCCATATCTTAGAAAAATGGACACGCGAAGCCATGTTCTTGGCCGCGTACCGACTCGGTCGTAAAGACAAACTTTCCCATGACGAAGCGGTTAAAAAAGCCATTTCCAGCATGAAGGAAGCTTTGGGTGATTACGATACGCACGCTAAACCACGCTGGATGCAACGTGGCTTCGGCAAGATGGCGTTCGCCCTTAAAACATTCGCCGTGCTCATCACACAGCAGACACTGGGTAACTTGTTCAAGGCTATTCCGTTCCTCAACAAAGAGGGCAAGAAAGAAGCGATTACAAAGTTCTCCGGCATCATGCTGAGTATGGGTCTCCTCGCAGGTGCAAGCGGTGTGCCGCTCGCTACTGTGTTCTACAGCTTTGCCGCAGGTCTTGTTATGGCTTTGGGTGATGAGCTGGACGACGAGGACGACGATGAAGCCGAGTTGCGTGAGATGGACAAAGGATTGTGGTTCCGTTCCGTGTGGCTGCCGCGTAATATTCCCGACGTAAAAATCGGCGGTGTTTCGCTGTACGACTGGATTGATCGCGGGGTTATCAACGCTGTGACCGGAATGGATGTAGCTTCTCGTGTGCAGCTTGCAACTGTCTGGGGTCAGGAAACTCCAAAGCCATCAAAGACCACCATGGAAGCCGCGCTCAATCTAGCAAAGGACTACTTTGCCGGTGCCTACTTCGGCATGATCGAGCAATGGGCTAACGCTTACGACGCGTATCAGCTCGGCGACAAGCAGCGTGCGCAAGAGCTCATGTCACCCAAGGGCATTAAAGATTGGAAGAAGGCTACGCGCTACGACGAAGAAGGTGTTCAGATCAATGGCAAAGACCTCTTGGAGCCCGGTGCACTTACCGACTTGGAAATCTGGGCACAGCGTATTGGTTTTGCCCCTGACATTGTTTCTACGCTGCAAAAAGAAGGCTTCAAGGCTAAGGCTGCTGTAGAAAAGGTTCGTATTGAACGTGAGCGTTTACTCGACAAACTCGACATAGCGGACAGAAAAGGCACCGATGAAGGTGATGCCGAGTACGACCGAATCATGGAAGAGGAAGTTGAGCCGTTCAACGATAAGTACCCTAATGCGGAATTGAAGCAGTCTCAAATCAACGATGCGCTGAAGGCACGCAGAAAAGTGCGAGACGATTCAATCGCAGGTGTAACTATCACCAAAAAACAGGCCGACGCTTTGGACCCTTTGCTCGAACGCATGGAGAAGCGGATTGAAGAGCGGCATGAAAAACGCAAAGAGCAGATCAAAGCCAAGGAAGAAGAAAAACAACGCATCGAGCTGCGCGGTATGGCGAACAAGGAATAAAAAATGCCCCGCACTAGGCGGGGCATAAAGTCTCAGAGGAGAAACATCATGAAACAACCGAGGTTAGTTTATGTCATTCCCTCCAGACGCGCAATCCTTTGATGCCATCTTCGATGGTCACCTTGGTTAGAACTTTGATCTTCAGTCGCCGACAAACTCGGGCTAACTCCTTCCGTGCTGCCTCGTGGTCAATGCAGGGTACAAAAAAGGAGTAGCCGCGCCGGAACTTGGCCCAGTTAATTCGGTACGTCACCGTCTCGATCTGCATCGGCTTCGGGCTCCACAGGGACGAGGTTGTCAAAGTTTTTTGTGTTGAAGTGCAGGGCACGCACGGCGGGGGAGTTCATCTTCATGCCCTTGGACATGCGCTTGTTGATGGTGTCGATGAAGATACCCTCGTTGTGCAGTTGCTTGAGCGCATCGCGGTAGTGGATTTGGTACTTGACGCAGTACTCCTTGAACGCCTTGGCTGTGACGAACAGATCGCAGGTATCTGGCTCGAAGCGCAGCAACAACTCACCTTTGGGCTCGGCCAGCGGCAGAGCTTCCATCTTCGTACGTGCATCCAGCGCGCCGTTGACCACCAGAGCGTTAATCATGTGGCTGTTGATGAAGTCACCGAGCATAGACACAGGGCTGCTCTGGGGTGGGGTCACCTCTTCGCGCATCTCGCCGAGCATGTCGATCAACCAGTCGTAGACTGCCTTCATGTCGTAGTCGTGCAGACCAAGGCTCTTGGCAATCAAACCACCGGCGATATTGCAAGCGGCGATAGCTGACCAGAAGCGTTCCCGTGCGGTGAACTGCACCTGCTTGTCGATCTTGGCTTGGATTTGGCGCAACAGGCCGACGGCTTCTTCCAAATTGTTTACAAGCCACTCGGCGTAAATGTCACCAGCGTGCCCGTAGTTCTCCATCATCTGATGGTCGAACATCTGCTTGCCTTCTTCCACGCTGATCGCTGTGCTGGGCTCAATCTTGTACTCAAGCAGACGCATGGATTCGCCGTCGGGTGAGTTCTTTGCCGAGCCGAGTTTCTCGTAGAAGCTGGCGTTGGATGAGGCCAAGGTCATGTTGTTCCACTTGGTGTGGTTGGCACGCAGCTCGTTGCTGTGCGACTTGACTCGGTCTTTGCCCCGCCCTTGGGAGATGCTGTACGCCAAGTCTGAGAACTCCATGGCGCTCGTGTTGGTGATCTCGTCGATTGTGTTGGGCAAGTTGTTGTGGATACCGAGGCGCATCATCTTTGCGTTGAGCGTATCCTTCCACATGGACGACAACTCTTTGGGGTGGCCCCATACGCTGTTACACATAAACAGAGCCGTGGACTTGCCTGAGCCTGACGACTTGTGAATGACGTTGATGATCGCGCCACTCAAGCCAGTGAACTTCAACAGGGGCGAACCAAACGCTGTCAGTGCGGCAAACGCATTGGGCTCCAGACCCTCACGGGCGTACATGTTGAACACCTCTTTCCACTTATCGAACGAGCCAGTCGGCACCATCTTCTCGGCGAATGACTGCGTGTGGGTTGAGGGTGGGCTGTAGAACACCCCGTCCTTTGTGATTTCTCTGTCGCCGACAATGAACTTGCTGTCGTTGTCTACCCATCCAAATTGTGTTCTCATAGTTTCTGCCTTCCTCACATATTGCAGGTTTTTCATAAAAGCCACCACGAAGATCGCCAGTAGCTCGTATTGTTTTTGTGTTGCCAGCACACCATGGTGCGACAGTTGTTTGCGCAGCTCGTCCTTTGCAGCAATCGCCGTTGCCGGAATTGCAAACTCCTTGACCCCGTCGTGTGGCAGGTGCAGCCTGAACAACGCAATCTCACCGAGCTCGGGGTCTTTCATGCGCTTGACCACATACAGGTCATGCTCGTACACCAGCGCTGGTTCGTCCTCGTCGCTCTCTGACTTGCGCCAGATACCGCCCTTGGCACCGCGGAAAAAAGGAAATGGGTACTCTGGAATACGGTAGTTTGTAGCTTCTCCTTCTTCCTCTTCTACCTGCATCTCCACCACGTACTCACCGTCTTCCACCTCAGCTTGCGCAATCTCGATGCCGAGCACAATGGGCGACTTGATCTTGCCTTTGTGTTGGCAGCCAGCGCACCCGCTTGGGTTCAGCTTCTCGAACGTGGCGCAGTGGTGCGGCCCTGCGTTTGCAATGATCTCGGCTACCTTTTTATCAACCTCGGCTGGGTTGTAGTTCGGGTGCTGGCTCGACATCATGTGCGCCGCTTTGTCTTTGTCCACGCAGAACGCAGCAATCGACAAGGCTGAACGCCACAGGGGTTCCTCGATAGAGTCTTGGTTTTGGTAGCAGTAGTTGAGTTGCTGGCAACCGTTCTCCGCCTTAATCATGATGTTCTTGAACCGCTTCACCTTGTTTTGCATCAAGGCTTCCATCATTGGGCTGATGGTCGGCAAGAAATCAGGCAGCTCATCGACTGGGTCGGGCGCGCCGAGTAGCTCTTTCCACTGGTCGTAGGTCAGGACTTGTGTGTGCTCGTTGAGCACAGTCACTTCCATCGGTTCTTCTTTTTTGAAGTTGTATGTTCCGGGCACTCGCAATACGCGAGAAGCTTCAAACACAGAGGCGTCAACAATCAACCCGTTTTCAACGCACAACTCACGCAGTCGGCTCGACAGCGGTTGCCAATCACGCCGATCAATGGTCGCATCCAACAGCCAGTATGCGTGCACACCGTAGCCAGAACTAACCAAGATGGGGCGGGGCAGGCCCACCGTTTTGCAAAATGTTTTTAGCGCGTCTAGGCCGAGTTGCTGTGTCAGGTATCCAGCAATCTTGCCTTTTTCATCGGGAACTCCCTTGGTCGGGCCACAGTCAATGTCCATCCACAGTGCTTTGAAGAACTGTGCGTTGTCGTGCTTGCGGTTGTTAAGTGGGCCGAACTTGGCGCACCCGAAATACACGTCAAACTTGTTGGCAACTAAGTGCTCGATTTGGGCTTGTGCTTCTTCTCTTGTGTCGTAAAACTTTTGGTCCGGATACTTTCCATAGCCAAACACGCAGTACCGTCCCTCGGGGGGCAGCACGGTGTCGAGTAAGTCAAAGTTGGACATGTCTGTTTCTTTTGGAGACGGCAAAGCTGGGGGCCGAAGCCCCCGTCAATGCACGGATTTATTTTCGTTTCTTGAGGCGAGGAATCAGACGCTCGATCTGTTCGCTGTGTGTCCGGCTTGGGGTAGTGCTACCCCAGAACCAGTTGTAAATTGTTGCCCGACTAACATCCATTCTTCGAGCAATAACGTCCACAGGAATATCGAGTTCGATGCACTTGCGCCCAAGGATGACGCCCCACGACTTGCTGTCAGCCGCTTTGTTGGCCTCGACGAGTCGGTGGCTGTATCCGTAGCTCATGCTTACTCCTCGTCAGACCAAGCTTTGACCACGTCGTCCAAACCCTTCTTGGCAGTTGGGGTTGGCTTCTCAGCCTTTGTGCTTTCGCGCTTGATTGGCTCGGCAACTGCTTCTTCCGCTTTGGGTGCGGCAGCAGGTGCAGCGAGTGCTTGTTGTTTACCAGCCATGTCAGCTTGGTATGGAGTCATGATGACCAGCTTTTGGGTTTCTGGTTTCTTGGCGGCTTCGCTCGTCACTGCGTACTCTTGCTTGTTGATGAAGCGCGCAGGTGTGAACAAGACAGACTGGTTGTCGTTGTTCTCGTTGAAGCTCAATGTGGTCACCACATAGTCCAAGCTCTTGCCGTTGTTGGCCAAGTACTTGGTGTAGTTTTCAAAGGTGTGCGAGTTGTCGCCGACGCCTTCACCGAACAATGACTTCGATGCCAAGTTCAACTGATAGACTTCGCCTTCCAAAGAAGTACCAAAATCTTCCACCAAGTTCACAGCAATACGGCGGCTGTAACGGCAAGCCTTCGATGTACCTTGGCCAGAGCCTTTGATGTTTTGTGCGCATGTGTCGCAACGGCTAGCTTGGGGTGAAGCAGCTCCAGCATCAGGGGCAATACCGTCGTTCGAGAAGCAGTCAGGTGCGCTTGGGTCGGCATCAGGTGTCCATGCTTTCGCGTAGAAGATGCGGCCAACTTTAGGTGATGCGTTCACAATCACCACGTCGAGGTTGCCCTTGACTTTACCCATCTCTTCGCCGCCGACCATTTTGCGGAAGATGCCGTTCTTAGGCACGATGCGCTTGGCACCAGTCTTGCCAGCGAGGGCTTTGGTTAATTCACTGACGCCAGCAGTTTGCAGGAAGTCGGGCAGGTCTTGGTTCAAAAGTGCAATGTTACTCATTTAGTTTCTCCGGTTTATTTAGCACGTCTAACGACGATGGTGTACTCGTTTTCAACATTCAAGCCCATGGGCATGACGTCGGGGTTCTCGTGAAGGAAGTCCTTCATGTTGGTTTGGTGCAAGCGCTTTTCAAGCAAGCCGAACGCGTCGTGCTCTTTGATGAAGCGGTACATAGAATCCCAGTCGCCCGTCCAGTACTTTGACTTGACCGAACGAATGATCGTCCCATGTGGTGTCTTGATGCTGTCGGCACCGAGCTCTTTGCATGATTCCAGCATTTGCTCTGCAAGCATCTTCTGTTGCTCTTCGAGGTCTTTGTCTTGGTTCTCAAACTCGCGCTTGAGTTCCGAGCGTTTGTCTCGAATCTTCAGATAAATCGACGTCAGCCGATCTAGGTCTGGCCGTTCGGCCACTTCATTTTCTTCACTCATCTAACACTCCGTTGGTTAAAGGGAAACCGACTATATCACAACTTTAGACATTGTCAACATCTACAGAAGAAATTTCTTGTCGGTACAAATCAATGATTTGTTGGTGGTTGGATACGTTGCCTCGCAACATGGCGTATGCCCTGCGCTCGGTCTGACTCCCACAGATGTGCACGATGGTCATGGGGTTGACCTGACCGGGACGGTCAATGCGTGCGTTAGCCTGAAGATAAGTCTCCACGCTGGTACAGGGAGCGTACCAAATGATTGTGTCGGCGGCAGTAAGGGTAAGCCCATGTGATGCCGCTTGTGGTTGAATGATGAGAACCTTTGTTGTCGGTTGCGTCTGAAAGTTGGTAACAATTTCGGTCCTGCGGTTTACAGGCACTTCACCGTTAATCACGTCGCACGTGATGCCATGCTTGAGCAGGTGGTTCTTCAGCATCTGAATTGTGTGCGTGAACGGCACGAACACCAGCACTTTGTTACTGCACTCGTCGATGACTTCTTGTACCACGCTCATGCGGTTGGACACGTCAAACTCCAGCACCTCACCGCTGTCGGTGTAGACCGAGCCGCAAGAAATCTGTAAGAGTTTGTTGATCTTCACCGCCGCGTTGACCGCCGATACTTCTTCACCGGCTGCCTCCAACAGCATCTCCTTCTTGAGAATGGCGTAGTACTTGGACTGCTGCGGAGTCAACGGCGCGTCACGATCAACGAACGTCAACGGGGGCAAGTCAAGACACTGCTTCTTCTCGAAACGAATGGCTGGCTGCAAGATGGTGTGCACAGTGGCTTTGGCGGTCGGCTTCGGAATCCACTTGAACTTGGTGATCTGCGCCATAACCTGATCGCGGAACTGCCCGTAGAACGGCGGCACTCCCTTGGGGTTGATGAGCTTGGCCAAGCCGTAGGCGTCCAGTGGTGATTGGGCTGCTGGCGTACCAGTAAGCATCCACAGTCCCTTGACCGTCTTGAGAATGTCGCGCATGGTCTTCCACCGCACAGTCTGCGCGTTCTTGTATGCCGAGGCTTCGTCCACCACGATGAGGTCAAACCCGCCGTTGATGATCTCGTCCTTGACAATCTGCACGCCGTCAAAGTTAATGATGACGAACTCGGCACCAGCCCTGATGATCTCTTTGCGTTTGGCGGCGCTACCATGGGCTACTGATACCGTGCGATGCAGAGAAAACTTAAACAAGTCCTGTTGCCATGCCGAGCGCATGATCGACAACGGGCACACCACTAACACTCTCTTCACTACACCTAACTTCATCAAATAATCGACTGCCCAGATAACCGATGCAGTCTTGCCTGTCCCCTGCTCGTTGAAACAAAACGCTTTCCTGTTGGTTGTTAAGAACTGCGCTGTTTGTTTCTGGTGAGCGAATGGCTCGAAGCCGTGGGGACGAGGCCAGTCATATTCCGCTAATGTCATTTTTTCTTTGGTTTATTCACCTTCACCGTGTGGTCAGAGTTGCGGCTGAACGAACGGTTGGCGCTTGGGGTTTTCAGTTTCAGGTTGCTCGGCGCGTTGGTGCCGCCTTTGCTCAGGGGAACGGTGTGGTCAATGTCCTTGCCCTTGCGGTCAATTCCTTTTTTGTCCATCTCGTTCCGAGCACGCTGGCGGTCCATGCGGGTCTCGTGTTCACCACGAGCTTTCTGTTGTTGGTATTCTTTTTTATACGGGCGGGGTTTGTTCACGTAAGGCATCTAGCTTGCTTCCTGTAATGTGGTGGCTGTCTAAGGACTCTCGCGTCAAGCCAAACTCCTCGGGGGTTGCCTCCCAAAGCGGCTTGCGCCCCTCATTTTCGATGAAACGCAGGTGTTTGCCAACTGTGATGCTGACCTCCATCAGCATGGTCTCTTTCTGCCTTGTGAACTCTTCGCGCATCTCTTTGCGCACAATGTCGTGGGCAATTTCACGCACCACTTCGCTGACCCTGCGCTTGAGCTCGTTCTCCAGAATCAGGGCGGTGTCGGTTTCTTGGTTGGTCATTGTCATGGTTTTCTCCTCAGTATTTGTTCATTTGTTCTTTGATAACGTTCTTCACTTGGTCTTTGAAGTTTTGGGTGTATAGCAAGTTGCTCTGGGCTTTGTTCACCACTTCAGTAGTAAGCACCCCGTACCTTTGAATCTCCTCCAACACCGTATCTATAATCAATTTTTTCACGTCCTCATGCAGCTTGATATAAGCCGCTGCTTGGTCTTTCTCATCCATCTTTACTCTCCAATTTCTTTTCTAAGTTTGTACGCTGTTACTAGGTTTTCCATCGCCGTAAAAAAGGCGTCGGCTTCAAACCCGCCGTAGAGCGTAAGTTTTATCTTGCCGCTGGTGAACTCGTAGTCCTCTGGAAACCCATGCGCTTCCACCTTTATATGGCTACCACCAAAACCGTCGGTATCAAAGGTAACCACAGTCTCTGCGCTGTCACCACTACAGTTATCGTTCTTCACTTGTACGTTCAAAAATCCGTAGTACTCTGCTGGGCTCTTTGATTTCTCAAACGTCTCATGGTCAAAATCTAACCACCACTGCTCTTTTTTCACTTCTAACTCCTGTTGTACTCACACTGCTTCACTGCACAGAACCTACACAGCGGTCCGCTGATTGGATTCCACACACCGTTCTCTAACGCTGCTTCAATACGGGCAACATCCCGCATCGGCTGCTCCATGTACTTGGGCACCATCTCTGCGTGGTGCGTAGCCTTCACGAACTCTTTGCTCACCACAAACAGCAGGGCAGACTTGACCTTTTTGATCTGGGGGTACTTCTTGAAGATAGCCGTGGCTACCAAGTCCAACTGCTTCACATCGGCATAACGGGCAGACTTGCTGGTTTTGTAGTCCACCGACCACGCCAACTCGTTGGCTTCGTCCAAGATGACCAAGTCGGCGATACCCCGCCACCATGCCTCGGGTGCGTCGAACGCGCATGGCTCTAAGTCTTTGGTCAGGCCGAGTTCTTCTTCACACAGTTTGGTCCCGGGGATAGCGGCTAGAGCATCCAGCGTATCCTTAATGTAGGCGTAGGGCGGAGGAAGCTCAATCCCATCACGGATGTACTCTTCAGCCGCAGTGTGCACTGACTTACCGTACAGCGTTGCCTGTGTGTCTGGCTCTTTGACGTCCTTCGCTACCTTGGTGTGGTAGTACTTCTTCGGGCATTGTTGGAAAGTCTTCAGGCTACTGAAAGACCATTTAATTGGTTGTGTTGTCATGACAGTTTTCTTTGTCCTGTTTCAATTGCTTCTCTACCATCGGCAGAGTTGTGGACGATGATCTGATGTTCTTCGTCGTGCGTTGGGTCGCACCAACAATTTTCCGTCAAGTGCGCCCTCGTATCTTTCACGGGGTACACGTGAGCAATAGCCATCCACCCATAATCCTCAGCAGTCGCCATAACTCTCTCCATGTCCGGCTTCACAGTTGAGGGGCAACTCCAGCCCCCACTTGGGTCGGATGCGCATGCACATCTCAACATATTCTTGCGCACGGTCAACTTCTTCAGTCGGCACGATACACGCCACAGCGTCATGCACAGTCATCACCACGCGGTACTTCTTGGCAATCAGCAACATCTGGTCGCCGATGATGATTCGGGCTAGGGCTTGGCACACGTTCTCAATCACCTTGCCGCCGTAGATGCGGTTGGGGATAACGGCTCGGCCTTTCTTGGTGTCGTACACAATCTCGACCTTGCCTGTTTCCTCGTCGGCCTTCTGGCGCAGGTTCGGGTACCGTATATACAGACCGTTTGGTAGCTTGATGCCGCCTTTGCCTTCGATCTTCAAGATACCGTCACGACCTAACTCTGTCGATTGGTCTCTGAGAATTGCTTCAAGTGCCACACCAGCGGCTTTCCACAGTGCAGTGATTCGGGGGTAGGTTTGGCGATAGGTGTCGATGATTCGTTTCGCCTCTTCAAGTGATACCGCCACGCCGAAGTTTTTGAGTTGGGCTTGAAACTTTGCAGCACCCATACCGTAGCCTGCGCCAAGGATTGTGGTTTTACCAACGAACCTTTCGTCCTTTGTGATTTCATCAACGCTCTTGCCATAAATAGCAGATGCCATGATTTTGTAAACGTCCTCGCCACGATCAAATGCCTCCACTAAGTCGTCTTGCCCAGCTAGCCATGCCAGCGTACGGGCTTCAATTTGAGATGAGTCTGAGTCGATCATCATGTACCCAGCAGGTGCGAGGATACATTTCTTCAGCGCCGACCCCCTCGGTAAGTTCTGAAGATTAAGTTTGTCGTCACCACCCCACCGTCCCGTGTGCGCGGCGTAGTAGCGGAGGGGAACTGGCATCGGGCCTCTTCGAGCAATCCCAATAAAACGCTCTGTTCTTGTTTCCTCAATCGTAGACTTCGTACCCAAGCGTGCGGCGACCAATGCCTGAACTTCCGTATTTGGGTGTCCAAGAAGTTCTTTGAACGCCTCATCTGTCTTAGCGAAGGCATAGGTTTCCTTTCCTGTGGCGGGGCTCTTCTTCATCGGCGGCTCAACACCCCATGTGCGGAGTAGCTCGGCGAACCGTGGGTTGCTCATAAGCTCGTCTTTGTCGAAGTTCTCCAACAACTCGGCCTTGCGCTGACGCTCTCTGTGCAGGTGCACGTTCAACGCGCCCTCATCCAACTGCAACACTGGCTCGGTGAACATCTTGATCGTCAGGTCAATCAAGCGCAACTCAGTCGGCGGGAAGTTCTGGCTCATCAAATTGAACAAGTCCCATGTCAGGCGCACGTCGTTCTTGCAGTACTCACCATACTGAGCTAGCTGTTGTGCGGGGAAGTCAGTGCGGCGCAAGCCCTTGGCGTCATCCACCTCGGTGCCTTTGACCCCCACATCGTAGAACTCGGCCAGCACTTTGAGGCTACCACCCACGTTAGTACCGTGAAGCGCACGACCCATGGACAGCGTGTCCAGCCAGCCCTTTGGTTTGATGTTGAAGTGCTCAGACAGAATGAACCCGTCGAACATAGCGTTGTGGGCTAGCGCGAGGCTATTCGCCCAGTCATACTTCTTCAAGAACGCCGCAGTCTCAGCCATGGTTCCGCTGAACCACTCGGCCTCGCCGTCATTGATCTGCACAGCAACGCCGACAACTTCAAAGCGCGGGTCGCGTACATATTCTTCAGTAGTCTGTTTGGCAAACCCAAGGTCAGCCGAGTAGTAGGTCTCGAAATCGACCGTGATGATGTTCATTTAGTAATCCCTGTCGGGTGAAAAAATACTGCTGAGGAACCCGTTTTGTGCCGCGTTTTGCAACGGGTGAATTTGTCCGGGCGCGATTGTGGCAGTTTGGTATGTACCTGTGCTAGCCGACAACATTTGGTTTTGTGCCGCCATGCGGTTCTGGTACATCTGCTGTTTCATCTGCGCTTCGTAGAGCTGCTGTTCCTCTTTGCGCTTGTAGAAGTCCTCGTCGAACACCCTCTCCATGATGTCTTTTTCCCAACCCCCATACTGAAGTTTCGCCCACGCATTACGCAGGGCTTGCTTGTCGGTTTCGCTCAAGAACCAGAATGGCGCTTTGACCCCGTCGTCTACCCCGACCAAACTCCACATAGCGTCAGCAAAATCCCCGAACTTGTTCCCGTACCTAAAGTCCTCGGGGTGCGTTTCCATCCGTGCGATGAGCACGGTCACTGCGTTAGATAACTCGGTCATACCACCACCTTGGGGTTGTTCAAGCGTTTAATCATCTCTGCTTGTGCGGCGTTAATGACCATCTTCTTGGGCTTCTGGCTCATGTCTGCTGTGGCTGCTTTCTGCCACCCCATGTCTTCCTCTTCGTCCTGTGGCATCACAGTGGCTACTGCCTTCGCTGTTATCTCCAAGCGACGCACCTTGACCATCGCCGAGTGAATCGCCGCCTTCTCTGGCTCGGTCATCACTTCGCGCAGGTTCTCTGAAAAAATCCAACGCCACTTGCCTACATCCGCAAAGAACTCCTCGGGGTTGCTCTCC